GTTGAGGAGACGCATCTGACGGGGCAGCGGAAGGGTCTGCTACATAAGCGCGACTAGGTGCGTAACAGCATGACCGTCTCAAAAGAGACGACTTGACTTTCTCCTAGATATAGCGTATAATAAGCAAGTCTCATTTCTCTTTTGAGACTACTTTTCTCGAGGTGAAATATGCCTAATGTCGCCCGCAAGCTGCGCTCCGACAAAACGCGCAAGTGCTCTTCTTGTGGTAAGACGAAGTCCCTAAAAGAGTTCAGCATTGACCGCTCTAGAAAGGGCGGATACTCCTACACGTGCAAGGAGTGTCAAGCAGCTCATGTCAAGGAGTACTACGCGCAGAACAAAGAGAAGTCAAAAGCAACTCGCAAAGCCTACCGTGAAGGCAATCCAGTGCCGCGCAAACGTGCTCTAGCGGATAAGTACTACACTGAGATAGCCTTTCACGAGAACAGACGCGCTCGGTTATCTGGAGTGCCGGGAACCTTTACAGGACAGGAGTTTCAGGCACTCTGCGAAGCTTTCGAGTATCGCTGCGCCAGATGTGGTGCGGGTAATGTAGAAGATCCACCTACCGCCGATCACGTTGTACCTACGTCACTAGGCGGAGAGAACGTGATCGGTAACATACAGCCGCTATGTCTTAGCTGCAACTCAAAGAAGGGAGCTAGAACCGTTGATTACAGAAGATGGAACCCAGGAGATGTCGATCCCCTCGACGCCTGCACAGACAGCGCCGCGAGCGAGGAAGGCTATCCACATAACGGACATGCGGCTGTTCAAGAGATGTCGTAGATGGTGGGACTTCGCGTCTCCGCTGCGGATGAACCTTGAGACGGCGCGGCCGGATAAGAACCTCCTAACAGGCTCAGGCGTTCACGAAGCTCTCGCGCATGCCTACCCCGTAGGTGAAGCGTTCAGCCCAGAGGAGATGCTGGTTCACTATCATTTCTGGGCTACGGATCAAGAGAGAGCCATTCAAGCGTCCAACAATCTGGGGGATACTCTCAAGCGATCCATCTTGGACGAGATCGCTCTGGGAGCCGAGGTGGTGAATCACTACTCCATGTGGGCAGCACGATACGAGAAGCAAGGTCCTGACGAGTTGCGCATCGCAGAGGTGCTAGCGACAGAAGTGCGTCTGGAGGTGCCTCTCTTTCAGCTGGGTAGCTGCAACCTTTATCTAGAGGCCACTGCAGATGCCTATATACGCACTGCTTCAGGCATGTACTGCTTGATGGAGCACAAGACTGCAGCTAGATTTCCAGACGTGAACTTGCTCTACATGGATGAGCAGTGCACAGGGTATTTATGGGCAGCTCAGGTCGACCCGGCCTTCGCCGAGCATCCGCCAAGCTCAGTCATCTTCAACTTTCTGAAGAAGAAAGCTCCGACGATGCCTCGACAGCTCTTGGACGGCTCGCTGTCGCAGAACAAGAATATTGCCTGTAGCTTCGAGGCCTATCTATCCGAGATTCACAGGCTAGGTCTCGATCCAAACGACTATCGGGACTTTCTGCTCAACCTCTTTCAGGCGCCGAGTGAGTTCTTCTTACGCTGCCGGGTAGAGAAGTCGGATGCTGCGCTGTCTGCGTTCGGGCGTAGTTTCATCGATACAGTAGCTGAGATGGCATCACCAGATGTGCTCATCTATCCGGCTCCGGAGTGGTATAAGTGCCAGTACTGTCCATTCAAGGAGCCTTGTCAGATGATCATGGAAGGCGTTTCTCCTGGACCGATCCTGCGCACGGAGTACCAGAAGCGCTCGCCTCGCTGGCCAGAGGTCTCGTTGGAGGAATAGCATGAAGGGCGTCGCACTTATCGAAGAGCATCTCAGAGACGACATCATGCGGCTACAGCGTCTGAGCGAGAGCGGTCGACTAGGACCTCTCTCTAATAGTCCGGCTCAGTGGTGCCGAGTAGGTCTCATGCTCAGCATGAGGAAGTGTCTCGAGCTTTGCGAACAGCTTAAGCAGTTCGAAGTAGGGAGGGACCATGACACAAGCACTAACGAAACCGTTATTGGCGACATCGTCAACGACATCGCAGACGACGATAGTATCTGCGCAGCCCCAGGGACTGAGCTCCCCGAAAGCGAAAAGCTACACTATCTCGAGGCCAGAGATTGGGGATCGATACCTGAAGGTGCTTCTGTACGGAAGTCCCGGTTCGGGAAAGACTCGTGATGCAGGCTTGGTCTCTAGAGTGGAAGCGCTGAAGCCCGTGCTGTTCATCGATACAGAGGGAGGCTCGCTGACCGTCGCACGCGAAGATATTTTGATGGTCCAGGATGCTCTCTCCATCAGTGTCGTTCTCGACATCCTGCGAGACGTTCGCAGTGGAGCGATTGACGCCAAGACGATCGTGATCGACACGCTGACCTCTCTGTATCAGGAGCAGATGCTGAAGCAGATGACGGAGCTCAGCGTACAGCGTTGGGCGGACGGCGTCGCGGGTTTGCAGGACTATCAGGTCGGTCATACTCGCATGCGCGCATTGCTTAGCGCCCTAAAGAAGGTGCCTTGTAATATCATCTGCACAGCGCATGCACGGGAGTTTGTAGATGCAGCCAAGCTAGTCTACAAACGCCCTTCGCTACCAGGGCAGCTCTCCGAGGATGTCAGTGGTTACTTCGACATCGTCGGATATCTCTATACTAAAGCCGTTGGAAAGGAGGTAGGATATTTCGCACAGTTCCAGAACTTTGGGCGCATCTTCGCAAAGGAGCGATCGCCTTGGGGTGAACCGCGTCTCGGAGCTGCACTTGACGTAACGGGTGTCAATCTCGCGGAAGTGGTCTTCAAGGCGTCGATCTTAGGCATCTCGGCAACTGACAGCATAAAAGCAGCGTCGCTTGCTAAAGATGACGAGATTGCTGGAGACGCGCCTCTCGAGCGACAAAGCTAAGTCTCGAATCCAAACTAGAACTCTAAACTTGAAGGAGAAATCTAATGACTGAGCAAACTCAACCCGAAGAGCAAGTAGCCCCCGCAAACGACGGCGTCGAGCCTATCGTAGACCTCGGCAAGGCAGCTCTAGGCCTTGGAGATGTCGACGCCACCCCTAAGCCTATCGGCCCCGGCACCTATCTCGTGGAGGTCGCCTCCGTTCAGCCCTCGGCAGGCAAGGAGCCGCCTCATAATCCCTACCTCGCCTGGAAACTCATGATCACCGAAGGAGATAAGGCCGGGCGCCAGCTGTTCTTCAACACCGGATTGAATCAAGAGAGCAAATGGGCTACTAAGCGAGCTCTGCTGGCCCTCGGGTTCAAAGAAGAGGAGATCAACAACCCCGCTCTGACAGTGGACGACGTGTGCCAGAGTGCTATCGGAACGACAGCCCTGGCTGTAGTCGTCTCTCGTGATTACCAAGGCTCTCCGAGAGACAACGTGACCAAGCTGTTGCCCGTCAGCGCCGCAAAAGCACAGTTCGCTCCTCTGTGATCCTGACCTCTCATCAAGTGGGCCTACTCGAAAGGGTAGGCCCACTTACTGTCTATTTGCAGAGGAGGGTCTAGATGACCCGACAAGAGTTTTTTAGATCTATATTTGGAGAGGAGCTGCTCAACGAATGGATCGAAGTACGATTCATAGCTCCCAAAGAAGAGGGAGCTGCGAGAAGAGACCCGCGTCTCTACTTCGCGCCCTCTCTTGAGGAACTGGATAGAATTCTTGCACTTGATGATGGAACTACGCACGTCTACTACGGCATAGCGCTGCGCAAGCAGCAGAGAGGACGTAAGGAAGACGTATCTAGAGCTCGCACGCTCTGGGCTGATATGGACGACGATAAGTACGGCAGCCATTCAGCCGCTCTTGATGCAACCAGAAAGCTAGTTCTGCCTCCTTCGATACTAGTCGACAGCGGACATGGCTTTCACGCGTACTGGCTTCTCAAGGATTGGCTAGATCCGGCATCCCTTGAAGCAGGATGTCAAGCTATTCAAAGACATATAGCTTCATGTCCTGTGTGCGATTGCTCAAGAATCTTTCGAGTTCCAGGTACGACTAATGTCAAGGACGGAGCTCGAGTTCCTTGCGAGATTGTGAGGATGCGCCCAGAGCTAAGATATACTCTAGCGGATATCCTGTGCGCCACTCGCATACTAGACAAAGAGAGAGCTCTGATACTTTCAGCAGCTACTCTAGGCTTCAAGTCACGCAGCGAGCGCGACTGGGCAGTCATAGTGGCTCTACTGCGCCTCGGCATGTCAGAAGAAGCTATTCGCATTATCTTCAAGGAACAGCCTGTAGGAGATAAGTATCGCGACGAAGGCGATGGATATCTGAACACTACTCTAGCAAAGGCCAGAGAGCGCACGGGGATGGAGGATAAAGTCTCTACCCCTGTGCAGCAACTAATTAGTGAAGAGGACGATACCTATCTCTTCGAGGGAGCAACAGGACTTCACCAGGTTTCTACTTTCGTGTTAGATCCGAAGAGGCTGTTCGTCAGCAGGAGCAAGGACGTCGACGCATTCCTAGTGGATATTCGTTCAGGCGGAAGAACTTGGTCGAATATCATGATAACGAAGACGGCCTTTCACAGCATGGCTGACATACATCGAGAGCTTCCCTCGGTATATTGGCAATGGTTAGGTTCAGATCGCGAGGTGCGTTTCTTGCTGCCATATCTAGTAGGTCGCTGGGAGGCTAAAGGGTTTCCTACTGCTGAGATGACGTCGATCATCGGCAGACACGGAGACATCTGGGTAGGACCGAACGGCGTTCTGAGCAGCGAGTCTGAGATGGATACTCTTTCGGCTCCTATCGTGTTTCAAGCCTCAGGACGTGAAGCTCCAGACGTAGAATACATCACTACAATACCGGACGCAGAGTATCTAGCCATCGCGCAGAGAGTAGCTCAGACAATCACCAGAGTCAATAAGCCAGAAGTCATATGGCCAGCTCTCGGCTGGACCTTCGCTGCAGCTTTCAAGCCCGTGCTACAAGAGAGTGCAATTCGCTTCCCGGCTCTGAACTTGACCGGCTCGCGCGGATCTGGCAAAACATCTCTGGTGCTGAAAGCTCTACTACCCCTGTGCGGGTACAAGAAACCGTCCAGCTACGACTGCAGTACTACGCACTTCGTCCTGATGTCGCTACTAGACGGCACCAACGCGGTTCCTGTGTACTTGACGGAGTTTCGCCGTTCAACTCTAACAGAGCACGACTATGCCACGCTCAAGAGAATCCTGCTACAGATGTACGATGTAGGACATGACGCTCGTGGCAAGTCTAATCAGACCACTGTAACTTACGAGCTAGCAGCTCCGATCATCCTAGACGGAGAAGACACGATTCAGGACGGCGCCATTCTAGAGCGCATGGTCGTCGTGAGGCTAGATCCAGCTACCATCGTGGAGGGAACAGATGCATACACGGCCTTCATGAGCCTGACTGCTGGAGATGTAGATCTGCACTACTTCGCAGGGAGATATGTTCAATATACTCTAGGCTGGGAACCTGAGGACGTGCACAGAGCTTGGGAGAGTTCCTTCGAAGAGATAAAGAATGCCTTCGGAGCCACACTCCCGGATCGGTTACGTCGTAACATGGCTACATCATGGTTCGGAGTTCACCAGTACTGCGAGTATATGCACAAGCTAGGGATCGAGATTGCAATGCCCTCTATCGAAGTCCTAAGAGGATCCCTAGAGAACGCCGTCGAGACCGCTCTGGGTAGGACAGTCATGGCAGTAGACGAGTTCGTCACAGACATCGTTCTCGAGTTCGCAATGCATCCTGATAGAGCTGCCTTTATCTGCAAGTATGACGTAAAAGAGAACACTCTATGGTTCCATCTGACTTCAACATATTCCTGGTGGCTGCGCAAGCGCCGGGCAGAGAACCAGCCTAGTGTAGCCTCTGCAGCTCTAAAGGCACAGCTGAAAGAGAGGAGCTCTGAGACATATGTAGGACCTGGACAGTACATGCTAAATCCCAAGGCACATTACGTAGAAGGCAGCACCAAGTGGCTATACGGTATCTCGGTCGAGCAGTGCGTTAGTAGCGGTCTTGACGTTCCCTCGAACGTTATGGCTCAGCTATATCTTTCGCTTCCCGTAAAGAAGGAGGTTACCAGTGACAGTAAGAGTAACTAGAAAGTTCACATTCGAGGCGGCTCACTTTCTGCCCGGCCATCCTACTTGCGGCAATATGCATGGTCACAGCTACAAGATGGAGGTCACCTTCGCAGGCGAAGTCAATCCCGTGTCAGGTATGATCGTCGACTTCGGAGACATCAAGTCCCTCGTCGCCAGCTCCGTAATCGACAAGGTAGATCACAAGATCCTCAACGAATGGCTCGAGTCCCTATACTCCGTGCAGGGTGGCACCTATACCACGCCTAGGCCTACGACTGAGGTTCTCGTGTGTGTCTTTGCAGCTGAGATTCGAAGGGCCGTTCGTCGTAGGATCGTAGAGTTCAAGGACGTCACTCTGCACTCGATCAAGCTATGGGAGACAGAGAACTCCTACGCGACTTGGGAGGCCTCTGATGACAGCGACGATAAGTAAGTCAAAGTCGCTGGAGATCGCGGAGGCTAAGACATATCCTGTAGTCGAGACCTTCTGCAGTCTGCAAGGAGAGGGTATGTACATCGGACAACCCTCATTCTTCATTCGACTTGCAAAGTGCAACATGAGCCCCCTATGCACATGGTGTATAGCGAGAGGACAGCTAGTAACGATGGCTGACGGGAGTCGGATTCCGATCGAGGAGATACAGATCGGAGATCTCGTTCTCGGCGTGCACGACCCCGAGAATCAAGAGCACATCAGATTCGCCGAGGCAAAAGTACTAGCTACAACTAGTCGGGGCGTAAAACCTCTGTGGAGCTTAAATGGACTCAGAGCCACAGGGGATCACAGAGTGCTATGTCAGACTCAGAGAACGCGCTATGAGAGAGTACAGGATCTGTCCGCTATGTCTTCCTCCATAGTAAGCATTCCTGAGCCGAAGTTTTGGGACTCCGCCTCTTGGCTCTCAGGATATCTAGACGGGGATGGCTCGTTTTACAAACAGCTGACAAGATCTGGAAGGTATCAACGTAAGTTCAAGGTCACTAGCATCGACCTAGAGCTTATCGATATCGCCGAAGAAACTATGAAAACCCTCGGCTTTTCTCCGAGAAGAGTCAGACACAACCCAGGTCGAGGAAGCTTCGGTAGCACTATGAATCTCTACTGTCTAGAGATCACCCGAACCGACGAAGCAGAGAGGCTCGAAGAGCTCGTTCACGAGCATCGTGGAGGTCCCTCATATCTAGGAGGCTTCTTTGACGCTGAAGGGTCCTTCGACGGGACGACTATCCGACTGGCTCAGAAGGACGGCTTTCTTCGTGATTACGTGCTCAACCTGCTGCAGAACGGAGGCATCACTTATCGAGTCTACGAAAACACTATAGCTCTCGTTCTTGGGGGGCAGAGAGGCGCTCTAGAATTCTTTGCCACACACCGCCCACGTCTTAGCAGAAAGTGGCGCAGCATTCTCGGTCACGCAGTTCGCTGCGAGGAAGTGGTAGAGAGCGTCTTCGAAACGAGTGAAGAAGCGGAAGTGTTCGATCTTACAACAACAACGGGCAACTTCTTTGCGGGAGGCATTTGTGTTCATAACTGTGATACAAAGTACGCCGATACCCAAGAGCCTCAAGCTCTTTCCGGGGCTACTCTAGTTCAGCTGGCAGAGGCTGCAGGAGTGTCTCACGTCGTCATTACTGGAGGTGAACCTCTCATTCACCCGGCTATCTCATCCCTGTGCGATCTACTGTATCGTGCACAGCTGGCGGTAACCGTCGAGACCAACGCTACCATCTACAACGAGAATCTACGCTGGTGTGTCGCGCTTATAAGCTTGTCTCCGAAGCTAGGCAGCTCAGGACATCATCCAGTAATGGATGTAGTATCCAAGTACTGTGAGGCTACTAATGCAGGAGTTTACTACGAGACTCAGCTCAAGTTCGTAGTCTCGAACTATCACGACCTGAGAGAGTTGCAGATATGCCTCGAAACTCTTTCAAGCGATCACAACGTAGACTTCCGCAAAGTAAGAGTAATCCTTCAGCCTAACGGTCTCGAAGGTAATGCGGAGCAGCTTCTAATGCGCCTAGAGACGCTTCGAGGATGGGTAATGGCTCAAGACGATCTACGCAGTCTGCCCAACATTCAAATACTGCCGCAGTTACACCGACTTCTATGGGGAAAGCGAGTTGGAATATGAACCACATAACCGCGCCGAGCTTCGAAAAGATGAAACAAGCAGCATTATACTACAAGCTCTTCCTCGAAGAGCTCGGCATCTGGGATATCATGGAAGCGGAGCCCAAGAGCCGAACTCCTATGAGAGTCGTGCAGTCCTATCTGGAGTTCTTCGGCAACAACCTGGCTCCGATCAACTTCACAACATTCCCGACTGACAGTCATCAGATGGTCTCAGTTCTCAATATCAGCTTCGCGGCTCTCTGTGCTCACCATCACCTACCATTCGTAGGTAAATGTCATGTAGGCTACATTCCGGACGGATTGGTGCCGGGTCTTAGCAAGGTCGCTAGAGTCGTCGAGCACTTCACGCACGGCGCTCTGATTCAGGAGGAGGTGACGGATAACATCGCGAACTATCTGCAGACCATGCTGCAACCAAAGGGAGTCATCGTAGTCATGCAAGCAGAGCACTCCTGTATGACCGTTCGCGGCGTTCGCAAGCCTGGCAGCGAGACCCTAACCGTTGCGAAGCGGGGCGTCTTCGAAGCAAGCTTCGACGACTGCTCCCAGTTCCTCGAGTTGATCAGTATCAACCGCCAGTAGCACAGGGGGCCGAGCCGCAATGCCGGCGGAGCCCCTACTCTTAGAAAGGAGATCTATGAAGGTAGCACTGATTACACCTAGATCCGTTCTTGAACATGCCCCGCGAACAGGGTATTACATGGCTTTGGCTCAGCTGCTGTACCAAACAGACTACATCACCTACTTCAAGCAGATCCGACGCGGAGATCATGGCAGCGTGGTCATCATGGATAACGGAGCTGCGGAGGGAGGTGCAATGTCCCCTGAGGAGCTTATTGGCCAGGCTGATCAGTTGCGTCCGGACGTACTCGTCGTTCCGGACGTCATCCAAGACCCTGACGCATCCTATGGCGCCGCTTGCTCGTTCCTGGAACACAAAGACTGGCTCGCGTACAAAGAGATGATGCCTCTCACGCAGCTGATGATGGTGCCTCACGGGGCTACATACTCCGAATGGCTGCGCGACCTGGATCGATTACTATCTCTGGACCCGCAGATTATCGGGGTAGCGAGAGCACATACGAGACTGGCTCCAGATGCTCCAATACACGGACGAGCCTCTCTCGTCAGAGAAGTCTTTCGTCACAGCAAGCGCGTGCGTGTACACTTGCTAGGTCTAACTGAAAACCCTGTAGAGCTCTTCCCGATCGCGCGGGAGTTCGGGGCACGTGTAATGGGTGTTGATACGGCACTCCCCTGGGTACTGGCTGCAGAGGAATTACGCCTCGAGACTTACGGTCTTCTGTACCGAGAGAAGTTCTGGCATTCTAATGAGGTGAGCTCTGCATTCACGCCGGAGCAGATTCTAATAGCTCAGCATAACTTCAGATTCATCCGAGACTGGGCTCAAGGAATCGGATCTGTTCTGGGTGGCGGAGGAGGAGGCATCTAGCATGAAGCTAACAAGACCTGCACAGGAAAGATCTTTCGAGTTGCCTGCTAAGTGCTCTGGATGCCCTTGCGGTGATAGCTTTATCTTTGTGCCAGACTCTGGTCCCGAGCAGACTGAGTTTGCGATCGTAGGTGAAGGTCCTGGAGACCAGGAGCGGTTCGAGAAGAAGCCGTTTGTAGGTCCTGCAGGCAAACTACTATGGGCTAACGTAGCACAGGCAGGCCTTAGACGCGAGCAGGTGTTCGTGACGAATACAGTGTCCTGCTACATCCACATGGACGCGAAGAAAACGAATTACCCTCTTGCAGCGGCAAAGTGCCGTCAGGATCTGATCGAGAGATTGCAATTCAGGGACGTAAAGTACGTCCTAGCTCTTGGCAATGAAGCTCTCGAGGCACTCACAGGCGATCGCAGCATTACGAAGAACCAGGGTCGTGTATATGACGTAGGTGGAATGAAGGTAATAGCTTGTGTTCATCCTGCAGCTCTACTGCGCAGCGGCACCTTCGCCTCCGCCGGATTCACGCAGTTTGCAAAGACCATCAAGCTTTGGGCTCTGGGATGTCGCACAGTCGAGCCGAGAGCTACGTTCAAAGACTACCGCGTCATTGACGATCCTAGAGAAGCTGTAGAGTTCTTCAGACGTGACATGAAGGGTACTATGTATGCGGTCGTGGACATTGAGACATCCGGGCATGATCTGGACAATGACGGCATTCTATGCCTCGTGATATCGAGAGGCGAAGCTGACGCCACAGTGCTGTCGGACGAGGCTCTAAACGAGGAGGCCCTGAATGCTTGGAGAGAGATCGCTCCAGCAGTGAAGTGGATCGGTCATTCTCTGATCTACGACTTGGTGCGTATCAAGAAGTATTTAGGTGTAACTCTGGAGCCATACTTCGACACGATTCTCGCGCATTATAGCTTTGATGAAGAGCGCGGATCTCACGGACTGAAGCAGCTTGCCGCTCAGGAGTTCGATGCCCCAGATTGGGAAGGTGACTTAGCTCAATACTTGCAAAAGCCGGCAACCGACTCCTATGCGTGGTTGCCCAGAAAAGTCTTGTACGAGTATTGCGCACAGGATGGTATCTACACCTGGATGCTCTACGAGCTCTTCTCAGACCGCCTGCGCAAGCCCGAGAATGAGGATCTGCACCATCTGTTCTACGACTTTCTGATGCCCGCAGTCCCCCTATGCATAGAGATGCAGCTGAACGGAATACACGTTGATACATCTAAGCTAGCTTTGATGTTTATCAACTCAAAGACTCAAGAGGATGCCGAGGAAGCTACTCTGCAAGGCATAGCTCTTCGCGAGTCTGGACTAGCGAGCTATAACCCGAGATCAGCACAGCAAACCTCTAAGATCCTATACGATGTCCTTGGAGCTCCGGTATGGTCCAAAAGTCGCTTAGGTCTGACTAAAACTCTCACAGAGACAGGTGGAGACAGACCCGATATGACTACGTGCAAAGCACAGCTGCTCAGGCTTTCGTATCACGACGAGTTGCCCAAGATATCAAACTTCGCCAAGCATCTACTGGCGTACCGAGAAGCAAAACATCTGCGCACTCACTACTTAGATCACTTCCAGCCTCTTGAGGATGGACGAATTCATCCGCAATTCTCGTTGTTCGCATCTGTTACGGGCAGACTGGCCTCTACGGATCCGAACGTCATGAATATGTCGCACACTAACGGTATTCGCGGCGTGCCCTGTGCGGAGCCAGGAAACGTGCTGGTCACCGTGGACTACAGTCAGCACGAACTGCGCGTAGCGGCTATGCTCAGCGGAGATGAGACTCTCAGAGACATTTATCGCTCTGGCAAGGACATTCACAACACGGTAGCTACCTGGTTCTACGGTGAACATTACACCAAAGTACAGAGGGTCATTGCCAAGTCGTTCGTATTCGGACTTCTCTACGGACGAGGCTGGCAATCCATTGCAGACTCCTTCGGCATCTCGAAAGACGAAGCTTTGGAGAAGATGCACATCATCAACTCTCTGATGCCCACTTTCGACGCCTGGCGCGAGGAACAGTTTCGGAGAGTGCTTAAGCAAGGGTACGTTACGACTCCTACAGGGCGTCGACGCCGGTTTCCTGTTGTCAATCAGAACAACGAGAACGAGATACGGCGATACTGCGTGAACGCACCCATTCAAGGCCTTGCATCGGACATCCAGCTGCTTGCTATGATGCGAGTCAGAGAGTGGATTAGCAACTACGGAGGCCTCGTTCTGATGCCGCTGCACGACTCAGGTATCTACGAAGTGCCTGAAGAGAACAAGGACGTTGTGGCTAGCCAGATCGTAGGGGAAATGCAAGCTATACCGAGAGAAGTTTTCGGATCAAACTGTATTCCTTTCATCGCAGAAGCGGACTTCGGACATTCCCTCGACGAGTCCAAGCTCCTAAAGGTCGAAACCGATCAGGATCTAGTACAACAGTTCTATGATGCGGTCACCGGAAGCGATGAAGAGGAAGAAGAGGGGGAAGGAGATGCAAAGTAATGGCAGATCCTGTTGTAGTGATCACGTACAAGGGGGTTCGATATCTTTCTCCAGCCGGAGCAAGAGCTCTGTACGCGGTATCCAAGGCGACAGTATACAACTGGTGGAACAGAGGCAAGTTACAACGGGCCTCTCCTCTAGTAGTGGGGAGAGCCAGAGCCTCGGGACTGATCTTGGGAAACGTCTTATTCACAGAGGAGTCTCTGAAAGAGATGATGCAGATCTCCCTTCTGGAGTTACGATCTTCGCAGTAGATCCCGGAGAGGAAACGGGCTGGGCTTGTCTTAAGCGGGGTCAGTTAGCTGGAGGCTCTTTTCCTCTATGGTACGATCTGGAGAAGCTTCTAGGACGCGCTATGCCTACAGTAGTAGTGTGTGAGGACTTCTTGCTGTACCCGGGAAAAGCTCAGCACCTCTACTGGAACCGCTTTGAAGCTCCGCAGGTCATAGGAGTACTGCGCTTTCTCACACACAAGATGAATCTGCCGCTTGTGATGCAACCAGCTAGTCAGGGAAAATCCGTGAAAGTGGTAAAAGTAGATGGATTCAACAAACACGCTACCGACGCTCTTAGACATGCCCTTAGGTACGCCATCTCTAATAGCCTCGCAAAGCCCTATCATTACTTGCGGTGGACGGAACCTTCTACTGAAGGGGATGACGGTCTCGAAAGACGATGAGCGTCTTGCAAGTCTACTTAGTATCTCCGGATTCGATCTGAGAGCTGAATCTGTTCTAGCTTTTCCGATGACTCCCAGAGCTCTGGAGCTGGTCGTTGCTACGCTAGAGTGCAAGGTGAGTGCTTCGGCAGAAGTGCTTGCCTGGTATCGTAAGATCGCAGCCGAGGAAGATGCTCTACTCTCGGCGAAGAAGGCTGCAGCCTCGATTGAGGAGCACAGGGGGTTCGACCGACTGTATTCCTATCAAAAAGAGGATGTCAGCTACATTCTAGCAGCTAGAAATTCTATTCTAGCTGACGAGCCCGGACTAGGCAAAACTGCTGTAGCTGCAGTAGCTTCGAGCATCGACGATCTCGGTAAAGCCTTGGTACTCTGTCCGAACTCTCTTAAGATGTGGTGGTACAATGAGCTACGCGCTTGGTGTCGAGAAGAGCCTCGAGTAGTTGTAGTTGATGCAGCTACGCGGCCTGTCGACATCTATACGTTTCTAAGCCAGAAGGGCCCTAAAGGCTATCTGATCATGAACTGGGACCTACTGCGACTGGAGCAGAGAGTTCTCGGAGAGCTCGAGTGGGACTGGATCATCGCGGATGAGGCGCACAGGGCGCGCAACCCGCGCGCGCAGCTTACAAGAGCGTTTCTGAGTCTGAAGGCTAAGCATAGACTACTGATTACAGCTACACCGTTCTCGAACAATCCTACGGAGCTGTGGGCTCTCCTAGCCGCAGTAAAGAGTCGCTGGCACATGACTTGGGATACTTTCAAAGATATGTACGCCTATGAACTCTACTCGGTACATGGACATCCAAAGTATTCTAGTCGCATTCGCAACCTGCCTCTACTAAAACGGGAGGTTGCCCCCTATATGATCCGACACCTGAAAGCGGAAGTAGGTATACAGCTACCTCCCAAGAGAGCGCAGAGGATGCCGTTGTTTATGCTGCCGGAACAAGTAGCGGCGTATCGCGACGCGGTGCGGCTTATGATGATCGAGCTATCAGACGGCACTATTTTGGATATCCCTAATATAGTAGCCAAGCTCACGAGGCTCCGTCAGATAACTAGTGGTCTGGCAACTATCAAGCTAGCGGACGGAACTCCAGGTCCTGACATCTCTGCTAAGCTCGATG